TTTTATTCTCTTTCATAATATTACTCTTTATCTTTACGTTTAAATTCAAATACCAAAGTTAAAACCATTAACCAACATAAAAATGTAGTCCATGGATATTCGTTTATTGCTTGGAATATTTCTTTCATAAGTTATTTAGTTTAGTTTTTTAATGTATTTAAAAGATACTCTTATATTAGTTCCTTTTATTGGAAACCCTTTTTTGCTATTGCTTGGATGATAAACTAATGTCCTTGTGTATTTTGAAAATTCAGTTTTATATATTTCATATTCTACTTCTAATAAAGTTTTTTGTTTTGACATTTCTCTCATAGTTCTATAAATTAAAAAAGCACCCGTTTAAAGGTGCTTTAGTGTTATTAATTGCGGTGTATAACTTCATACACATTTGATTTCCCCAAATCCATAAACTACCTACTATGAAAGTTTACAGTAGCAAATGTAATTATTATTTTTAAATACGCAAACAAAAAAATCATTATCTTTGAAACGGAGTAAAAGGGTTTTGTGAGGGTTCAAGGTAGGCTAGGATAAACTAGATAGCTAAAACATTGTAGCAATTCGAGCGGAGTTCGATTCCCGCTACTTCACAAAATACAGGTTCGATTCCTGTTCGTTCGCAGAGGTTTTGGTAAAGACGAGATACGGTTCGAATCCGTTGTAAAGTGTTGGGAACACAAAGGCGTGCTAATAGGTAAGCTATTATTTTTAATATAAAATTCATAACTATGAAAATCAAATTATTGAAAGACCATTTAGGGAATAAAAAGGATGATGTAATTGAAGTAACGGACAAACGTGGCGAGTATTTAATTCGTACTAATGTAGGCATATTAAATAAAAAAGCATCCGTAAAAACAGTGCCTATTTCTAAATTCAAAACAGTAAGCAGAGACTAATGGCGTATATTGACGTAATCACCCTAGAAACAGCAAAGAATTATTTGCGTATTGATCCAACGTTGACAGAGGACGATGCATTAATAACTTCAATGATAAATGCATGTTGTTTGTACGTGGAGAAAAGAACAAACCATATTCTTTATGTACGTGACAAAGTTTACAATGGCGCTTGTCAAGTAAAAGTATATGATTATCCTATTAATTCTATTGTTGCGCCTATTGATCCCGAACCGTGGTTTGTTACTCGGTCTTTGTACACGGTTTATCCCGATGCTAAAACGGTTACTTTGAATGTAGGGTATGCTTTAAATGAAGTGCCAGACGATTTAATACAACCTATGTTGCAGATGTTGCACGTCTTTTATTTTGAGTCAGAGAAGCAAGTAAATACAACGTTAATTCCTGAGTCGGTAAAAGAAATGTTGGATGTAAATAAAAGATTTTTGTAATGGGAAAATACAGAAAATTACCAGTAGAAATAGAGGCTTTTCAGTTGTTGGAAAATGATGAAGATAATGTTTTTGACTTTGTTAATGACAATGGTGGAAACGCATATTTTCATGATGGAGATTTGATTATTAAAACCCTAGAAGGAGATATGACTGCTAGTGATAGAGATTTTATTATTAAAGGAGTTAACGGTGAATTTTACCCGTGTAAGCCTGATATTTTTTATAAAACTTATGAATCAGTAGATGAAGAGTAGAAAATACACCCGCCGTATAGAAATATTCACAACAACCGAAATAGATGACGGTTATGGAGGTAGCATTGCCAGCGATGTATCTTTAGGTAGTTTCTGGGCAGAAGTAAAACAAAATTCCGCATACCGTGACAATTCAATTGGAATGGCAGATATTAAAAACAATTGGTCGTTTAATGTACGTGCTAATCCTGTTTTAATGGATAATAAAGACAGTCTTACCATTCTGTACAAAGGAGAAAAACGTGTTGTAAACGATATTCGATATAATGATGAATTGTTTAGAGAAATAAATATTGTGGCTAATGGATAAATCAACAGGTATATTTTGGACAGTAGTGCTTATTTTTTTATTTATAGCTGTAAATATCATTCAATACTATCATTACAAATCTAAAAGATAATGGAAATTAAAGGCTTGTCTGGTGTAGTATCTGAACTAAGGGCGTTTGGTAAAGATATTGAAAAACGTATCAATGCCGAAACAGAAGCAATCGCTTTTCAGATGGAGAAAGATGCCAAAGAAAGAGCACCAAAGAATTTCGGTAAATTAGCCCAATCGATCAGCCATGAAAAAATAGAAGACATGCATTGGAAGGTTACCGTAAATGCTTCATACGGTCCGTATATGGAATTTGGCACGGGGTATAAAGTAAAAGTACCTCCTGAGTTTGCAGAAATAGCAATGCAATTTAAAAGCGGGGGACAGGGTGGAGTTCCCGGAAAAGGACAATCGTTTCAAGATGGATTAGATTCTATAACTGAGTGGTGCAAAGCGAAAGGAATCCCAATTATACAAGCTAAATGGATATTCTTAAAGATACTCGGTGCAGGTGTTACGCCTCAACCATTCTTATACCCAGCATGGGTCAAAGGAAAAGCGGACTACCTTAAAAACTTGCAGAAATTGCTAGATAAAACTAAAAAGAAAATTTAGTATCTTTACACCTATGTCAGTAACAATAACGCCCGATAAATTTATCCGTAAAGCAATATCCGATAAGATAAACAATATTATCGTATCAGGAAAAACTATTAAATGTTTTGATAGTAGGGTGACTGGAAGTACTAATTACACTGAATATATCCTAACAAGCGTGCAGTCAAAGGATGTTTTAAAAGATACGAAATGCGAGCCGTCTTGGGATACGTCCACTTTAATCGAAATTTACACTAAATATCCACTTGCAGGAAATACAGGAAGTAGGTTGCTTTTGAACGACATTGAAAGTGCAGTTTGGGCGTTATTACAACCGAAATTAGTAATAGAGAATTTCACAAACGTAACGCAAAACTTTTCTTTTGAATATTCTGGATTGGAAACCGTTAATGAAGTCGAAATTATTTATCGCTCGTTTTTGAGACTGAACCTTGTCTTAATATAAAATATCAGACAAGGCTTTTTCATACGCTAAATGTGCTTCTAATTCAGTTTTAAAAACACCTAAATGCTTTTGTTTGCCTTTAAAATCTATTGATGAAGCCCATTTTTGAGTAGCTTTGTGCCAATGTACACCTACGTATTGAGAGGTGCTTTTTAAATGTTTTCTGTTACTGTTTTCTCTATTCGTAACCACTTCTAAATTACACAATCTATTATCTAGTTTATTAAAATTTATGTGATTAACAACCCATTCGTTACCGCATACAGTATGATTTAAGAAAGACTCGGCAACTAATTGATGAATGCCTATTTGTTTTTTAAAGCCATTCTTTTGCAATTCTACTCTAAGATAAACACCAGCCGAATTAGGCTTCATTATTTTTTCTTTGCATAAACTCATATATCTGCCATTTAATTTCATAACAGATAATATTTTTACATTGCCTAAACTACTTACTTCATAAAGCCCTTCAAATCCTTTGGTTGGCTTCCAAATTTCTATTTCATTTTCCATAATACAAAAAACCCGATAAAAAAGGGGACTAGACCTAATCAATCGGGAATTTTATTAAATTGTTATGTCGCTAGTCCTCGACAATGTAAAGATACAAAATATTTATAATCTAATTGTAATTTTGAGTATATTTGTAATTGATATTTACTAACATAAAAATAAAATATAATGGCATTAAACAAAATAAAAGGAGAGGATTTACTGTTGTACGTACATGATGGCACGCTTTGGCGTCCTGCTGCATGTCTTTTGTCTAACTCTATGAACATGGAAAGAGCGGTTATTGAATCACAAACAAAGTGCGCACCGGGCGTTGTTGAAAAGCAAGCGGGTAATCTTAGTTACACAATCGAAGCCGATGCTGTAGTTATCGACACTACTGCAATTACAGGAGATGACACAAAAGCATCACATGACTTTTTCTTTGACGTTATACAATCAGGATTACCTACTAATTGGAAAATGGATAGTGGAGTGTCAAACTTAACTTATTACGGGGTTGGTATTTTAACCGCTTTAGGATTAGAAGCGCCTTCTGGTGATGAATTTGCTAATTTTAATTTAACTATCGATGGTTCTGGGAATATTACCAAAACCGATCCATTTGCTCCAAGCGTATAATTATGGTAAATAAAGTAACATTATTAGGCTTAGAGTTCCGTTTGGGTATTGGGTTCTTAAATATGCTTATTGAAGGCACGGGAAAAGATTTAATTACATTAGGTCAAGAAGTACAAACAAATAGTCCTGTTATTGTTCCGCAAATGATGTACTACGCTTTAGCCTATGCATCAAGAAGAAATGGAACAGATCTAAATATGACTATCGATAATATTTACGATATGATTGATGAGAATGGAGGGATATTAGGTTCTTTCTCTATAGAGTTTCAAAATGCTTTTATGGCTTCAATGAATCAAGACGTGCCTGTCGATACTTCTAAAAAAAAAGCAATAAGCCCGAAAAAATAGATTTTAAGAAAGACGTTATTAGTTTTGCGATAGGCGAACTTGGAATTAAAAGCATTAAGAAAGTATATGATATGTCTTTTGCTGAGTTCCAGATTCGCCTATTTG